GTACGGCGTGTATTATTTCCCACAGACCGATACAGACACACAAAAGACCCGGTACCTTGTAAGTGTGCTTACGACCCAGTACAAGTATGTTTTTACGGCAGAGGGAGAAGGGGAGACAGCTTCCGGCCCCTGCGAAAATCCAGAGCCTCACCATATGGGCGATATCCCCATAACTGAGTACAAGAATAACAAGGATTGCATCGGGGATTTTGAGCAGCAGATCGGGTTAATTGATGCCTACAACACTTTGATGTCAGACCGGGTCAACGATAAGGAGCAATTTATAGATGCAATCCTTGTTATTTACGGCACTCTGTTAGGTGACACGGAAAGCGAGTCAAGCGAAGCAGCCAAAGCCCTGCAGGACTTAAAATTGCTGGAATTACCCTCAGACGCGAAAGCAGAGTACCTAACACGCTCATTAGACGAGTCTGGCGTTGAGGTGCTGAGAAAGGCACTCAAAGAGGATATTTACACCTTCTCCCATGTTCCAAATCTAACGGATGAGAATTTTGCGGCGAACGCCTCGGGGGTGGCAATGGGGTATAAGCTGCTAGGCCTGGAGATGATCACAAAGATTAAGACCCGGTATTACAAACAGGGGTTGCGACGTCGCATTAAGCTGTTTTGCAGCTTCCTGGGCCTCAAGCAGATTGCAATAGAGGCAGGCTCCATAGTGCCGGTATTCAGCCGTTCGCTACCCCAGAATCTGTTAGAGCTGGCGCAGATCGTTGCCAGCCTAAAAGGGGCGGTCGGTCAGAGGACGCTGCTGCAGCTCCTGCCATTCGTGGAGGATCCAGAAAAAGAGATCGAGGAGGTCGCAAAAGAGAATGAAGAGGCTGTGGCACGGCAGAAGGCAGCGTTCGGGTTGGATGGTAATCCGCTGCCGGATGAGAGCGAGGCTGGTGTAGATGGGTAATTTCGCGTACTGGGCTGATCGACAGGCGCTAAATATGTGGGGATACATGGAGAGCGCGGAGGATACAGCCGATAAGATCGCAATGTTGTACCTCAAGGCTTCGCGGTATCTGTCGGTTGACGCCGACCGGATTTTTGAAAAGTTCCGCACAAAGCACAGCCTTACGCGCGAAGAGGCGTTGCGCCTGCTTAATACAATGCAGGACCGAACCTCTGTTGAAGAGCTGAAACGAGCGTTGCAAGCAAGCAGCGGGGGCGACAAGGCCAAGATATTGGCAGAGATCGAGAGTCCGGCGTATCAAGCACGGCTAGAGCGCCTGCAACAGCAGCAGAATAAGCTTGACCTGCTCATGCGGCAGATCTACGAGCAGGAGAGGGATTTTAACACCAGCCATTATGTAGACCTCGCGAACGAAGCTTATTATAAGTCCGTTTTTGAGATTCAGCAGCGCGCGGGTGTTGCCTTTGGTTTTAACGCGCTAGACCCGAAAACAGTCGATCAGGTAATCGGCTCAAAATGGTTCGGCAAAAACTATTCAGAGCGGATCTGGCATAATACGCAGGCTCTTGCACAAAACCTGAAGGAAGAACTCCTGATCAATCTGGTTACTGGCCGGACTGAGCGCGAAGTCGCGCAGATTATTGCCAACAAGTTCGCGGTCGGGGCCAGTAATGCCCGCCGGTTAATACGTACCGAGAGCTGTTTCCTTTCGAGCGAAATGGAGGCCTTATCCTACAAGGAATGCGGGATAAGCCGGTACCGGTATTTAGCGACATTGGACTTAAGGACCTCTGTGCTATGCCGTGATCTGGACGGCAGGGTCTTCACTCTTTCCGAGCGAAAAGTCGGGAAGAATTACCCGCCTATGCATCCGTGGTGCCGGTCTACGACAATCGCGGAAATTGGAGAAGAAGAGCTGGCAAAGATGCAGCGAAGGGCAAGGGATCCGGTTACCGGGAAAACCTACCTCGTTCCGGCTAACATGACATACAAGCAATGGTATGACGAATACGTCAAAGAAAATCCGGACGCAAAACTAGCTGAAAAGATGTTGGAGAACCGGGTGTCTGACCGAGAGCTTTACGAGAAATATAAGGCGATTATGCCCGATAAAGTTCCGAAAACACTGGAAGAATTCCAGAAAATGAAGTATAATGATAGTGAGCAATGGGATAACTTAAAGGCTCAAAAGCAAGACTTTCTTAACAACATGAATTTTAAGGATATGCAGAGTCTTGTTGGCAAGTTAGGGAATAGAGAAGTCAGGTTATGGTATAAGGCACACGATGAAAAAATACCCTCTGCTGTAGATAAATCCCGGCCGCTAAAGGAACAAGCGCTCCAAGCGTTTAACATGAGAAATACATTTAGAACGCAGACCAGGGAGCTGATGAAGGACAGGGAGACGAGAGCGGAATTAGACAAATCAAGACCCAATCTTACCTTTGAACAATTGCTAGAGCGTAAGAGCGGCAAGTATGGTTTGACTGGCGATAAAGCGTATCAAGATATCATAAGGAGCAGTCAGACTACCAGTAAAAAGTATGACAAGATGTCAGGAATAAAGGAAGGTGAGTAGAGTGAGGACGTTTCAATTAGAGGGCAGCCCGGATGATTTATATTTCGCAAATTTTGCCCGAGTTGACGAAGAGGTTATTTTTAGTGAGGTGTACGATATTCTTAAGGATAACCATGTAGACATTGGCCCAAAGCATATTGGACCTTCGGAAGATTTTTATCATTGCAATCTTGATGGAAAGAAATTCATCCTGTTCTACGATATAGATGATGGCGCCTTTATACATGCCACTGATGAATCTGTCATGAATAAAATAAAGCAGTTATTTGACTAAAGCCGCCCAGGATTGAAATGGCGGCTTTTTCATGCAAAAAAAGAAGGGAGGTGATAGGAATGCCAAAAGTAAAAATAATTGAGACGTATCATGACTTAGTGTTAAAAAAAGTCATTGACGCCGACACGGAAATGAATGTTACTCCGGAGAGACTGGAAAAACTGATTGAGGCCGGAAAAGCAGTAGAGGTAAAAGAAGCAAAAAAGTAGCAACTAAGGCACGCTGAGGCGTGTTATTTTATTGCCTGAAAGGACAGAGAAGACATGAAATTCATGAACAATCATTACGGATTCTGCAGGGTATTCCACGCGCAGGACGGCGGTGGAAGCGGAGCCGGTGGAGCAGCAGAGGAGGGAGACGGGAGCGGGGCTGATGATGGCGGCGGCGACGGGGCCGAGGATGACAAGCCGAAAACCTTTGACGAGGTGTTGGAGGACAAGGCCTACCGGGAGGAATTTGACCGCAGAGTTACCAAGGAGTTGGAGTCCGCCAGGGAAAAGTGGCAGGTCTTGGCGGACGATAAGGCCACGGAGGCTGAAAAACTTGCTAGGATGACGAAGGATGAAAAGGCACAGTATCTGCAGCAAAAAAAGGAAAAAGAGCTGGCAGACAAAGAAGCGGCCATAACAAAGCGCGAGCTGATGGCAGAAGCTAAGAACACACTCGCGGAAAAAGGCCTGCCTTCTGCGCTTGCGGAACTGCTGGTATACACGGATGCAGACGCCTGCAATGCCTCTATAGGGACCTTGGAAAAGGCGTTTCAAAGTGCAGTGGAGGCTGCAGTAGAAGGGCGTTTAAAGGGCGGCAATCCAATCAAGAAGGCAAGTAACAGTAACAAGGACTTAAGTGATGCTGAATCTTTTATCGGGGTCATTAAAGCAAACCAAGTAAAGAGAGTTTAGAAGGGAGTAAGAAATGGCAGTATATTTAAAAGACGAACTGGTGGGCTTTGTACCCACCGAAAAAGTGAAAACGATTATGAAGGATGTGGCGCGGGGGTCTTCCCTGCTGCGCCTGAGCCGTGTGGAGCCCATGACAAGTGAGTCAAAGGAGTTTCCGGTTATGACGGACGGCCCTGGGGCCTACTGGGTAGGAGAGGGCGAGAGGATTAAGACGAGCAAAGCTCAGTGGATTTTCCCCAAAATGTATGCGAAAAAGCTGGCGGTTATTATTCCGACGACAAAGGAAAAACTTAACGACACAACTATTAACGTGTTTGAGGAGCTCAAGGGACCAATCGCAGAAGCATTTTACACGGCCATTGATGCTGCCGGACTCTTCGGGACCGGTTCGCCGTGGGCGAAAAATATTTACCAGTCTGCTTCTGATGCCGGCAATGTGGTTACAGGGGGCGCGAATCCGTCGATAGATCTGGATGTTTCCGACATTATGGCTTTAATTGAAGACGCCGGACTGGACGTAAACGGCTTTGCGGCGCACTATGGCATCAAAAACACTCTGCGAAAGCTCAGAGACGCCAACGGCAATGCCTTATATGTTCCCGGCGTGGATCAGTCGGAATTTTACAACAACCCGATTGAGTTCTCCCGCAATGGCGCGTGGGACAAAGACAAGGCCGAAATTATCGCGGCAGACTGGGCAAAGTCCCTTGTGGGAATCCGTGAAGGAATCGCTTACGAAATCCTGAAAGAGGCAACCCTGCAGGGAACCGTGGATGCAGACGGCCTGCCTATCTCTCTCGCTGAGCAGGACATGATCGCAATTAAAGCCACGATGCGCTTAGGCTTTTTGCCAATCAAGGATGAAGCTTTTGCGGTCCTTGCGAAATAAGGAGGGCGACGATGAAGTACGGAAAATACGTAAAGGATGGCAGGGAAGTTACGGCGTCGGAAAAGGCTTATAAGCTGCTTTACAAAGAGCAGGGATATCTGCCTGTGGGCGATGCCGGAGAGGGCGAGGAACCGCAGAAGGAAGAGGCCGGTACTGGAGAGGATAACAAGCCTGATATTGAAAAAATGTCTGCTTCTGACCTAAAGGCTCTGGCTAAGAAACAGGGCATCGAGGGCACTGCCTCCCTGAACAAGGAAGAGCTGCTGGTAGTCCTAAAGGATGTGATGGCAGGTGAGTA